TGGCTGTCGAGGCCCTTATTCTCAATGATTGAGCGGTTATGCTGGTGCGGACCGCCAATCGCCCAAAGGAACGGCGCCCACATGGTGTCTTTACCACTGCCTTCGTCGCCGCCGTGCAAGATAGCGTGGTTAATCTTCACATTCGGGTGTTGGACTTTGTACGCCATCACATTCCAAATGTGATCCAGTTCGGTTTCATCCGGCACAAGAGTGCGGCAATGGTCGATCCAGCGTTGAATATCTCGGCTGCCAATTTTATCGCTGCCGGACATATCGGGTCGGTAGTTAATCCATTTGTTTCCGTAAACTAAACCGTCCCTCGCAACCAGTACATCTTCGCCGGGTGCGTAGGTCATGCCGATGACAGCGGGCGCGCCATATTCTTGCCGACGCTCGTCAAAATAGACCGATGCTTGGATGCGCTTGGTGCGCACATGGACAGAACGGCAATCAACGTGACGGAACAGCGCGTTAAAGACGTTGCGGGCTGTCTCGCGGCGCGTCACCATGTCGAAATAGCTGTCGTCCGACTGAACGTAAGCGTAACGCTCAAACCATTCGGCCTTCTCAAGCCGCCCGGCTTCCTTGCGTTCGACTTCCTTGACCACAGCCGAAGCCTCGTCGGGATACTCTTCTGTTGGCGTGATCTTGTCCGCCATTTGGCGCATACGCTCTGCGATCAACTCGTCACGCAAGCCCGGCATAACCTTAGGGCCGTCATTCTCGGCAACCCATGACAAGAACGTGCGGCTGTCGATCTCCTGACAGTGGCCGTGATAGCAGCAGAACGACCGATCCAGTGGTTTATAGCGGGCTTCGATATTGCCGTCGGTGTGCGCCTCATGGTTAGGGCAGACGATGCCGCACCAGCCCTCGTTGTTAACTTTAGTCAACACTAGGTTCTTGTCAGACAGCCATTGCAAGACCGTATCGCCGCCTGTGTCGCGGATGCTGACAGGCTTAAAGCTGGCGCTGTCCGCCTCGGCAGGCGTAACGTCCAGCGCCTCGCAAATCTGCTTGAGCGTGTATTCGCGGTCAGGGTGGAACTCGACCAACTTGGCTTCGAAGCTGTCGCGGCCCTGCTTTAGGTTGACGCTACCGGGGATGCGGCAGTTGCGCACAGCGTTCGTCGCGCCGGGATCAGTATAGCCTGCGTCGGCAATTGCCTTGATCGCTGCCGTGAACTCATGCTTGGTGGGTTGTACGCTGAAAGCGTATCCCCACTGGAACGACCCTTCGGACGTCTCCATAACCCAAGTCGGTTCAATCGGCGGCATCTTGGACTTTGTGCCGATGTCGTCCAACATCATAAACAGGACGTATTCGCAATTCTCCGACTTAGCGCCGGGCTTGCCGTCCTTGAAGCGGTCAACGATGAAAGACCCAGTGTTGATATACCACGCTTCACCGTCCTTGATCTTGGCCTTTTCAGGCAAGAACGACGGGAACGTCGCCTTGGGCGCTCCATCGCCATGATAGACGATCTCGCCGTTGACCAGCGTCGGCTTCTGACGCAACAGCAAGGCTGTCTCGCCATCGGCATCGACAAGCCCCGTGATAAACTCAATGAATTTTGTGCGATCCTCACTCACCGCTTTGCTCCTACTTCCCATAACGTTCCATTACCGCAACTTCCGCGTTAAGCGGCAGCCCTTGCGCCCATGCGGGCGCGGTTGTCATCACACGCAACAGCGCGTCGGCTGCCGCGTCAGGCTCGGATGTCTCCAAGACAATTTCGTCATGCACATGGAGAACCACGTCTAAACCCTCTTCTTCCAATCCGCGCAGGCTATGACGCAATAGATCGTTTGCCACCGCCTGCGTTATGTTCTCGCACGCCAGACCGCGCCACAGACGAGCGCGGGGCCATTCCTTTGCGTCGGCTGCGGGCTTCCACGATGCCTTAGCATAAGTCAGATTGCCTTCTTCATCGAAGCGGGCGAAAGGGTAACATAGCACACGTCCGCTCGGCAGGGCATACCAAAGATGCTGTTTATCAAATAAATATGTCACGCGCCCAGCCGAGAACTCTTGCCCTGCGTTGCGCATGGCAGCCAGATAGGCTTGCTCTAGTTTCGACCAATACGGAACCGACCAGCTATTCGCCCTGCGCCATGCGTCCACCATCTTGCGGCTTTCGCTCTCGGTCAGGACGACGTTGTAAATGCGGCCCATTGCAGCGAACGCACCCACGCCGCCCGCAAAGCCGCAAGCCAATTCCTGCACCTTGCCGATCTGGCGTTGGTCTTTGTCTACGTCTTCGTAGCGAACGCCGAATGTCGCGGCTGCGTTGTGCTTGTAGACGTCCTCGCCCTTAGCGAAAATATCCAACTTGGCTGCGCCGCTGTTGGTATTGGACGCCCACGGCGTCACCCGCGCTTCGATAGCAGCCCAATCCGCGACAACCAGATGCTTGCTCGGCTCCGCCATCAGCGAGGGGCGTAGCATTCCTTTAAGAACGTCCGTCACGCGGCGGCCATGCTTCGGCACGATTTTATGCCCGCGCACCATAGCCTCACGGACTAGTGCAGGGTTGTCGGCGCACTTTCTGGGGAAGTTGTGGACCTGAAGACCGAATGACGAAGCGCGCCCAGTAGCACTGCCTCCTGAAAATACGAACGCGCCTCTAACTCGGCTGTCTTCCTCATCAGCAAGTGCAGCAGCCCTTGCGAATTTAGCAACGGACGATGCCCAGAGATCGTCCGCGCACTGGATAACCTCTGCCACTTCAGTCGGGACTTCATCTGGGTTTTCCTCCGCCAGCGCCAGCAAGTTAGCGCGCACGTTCTTGTCGATGGATAGCTTGGGTTCGCCATCCTTGTAAACTGTGGCTAGTCGTTTCGCTTCGGAACCGACGCGCGACAAGACCCACTCGCGCATTTTCGGGCTGCGGACCGACGTAATTTCACCGTTAGTAACTTCTCTAACGATCTCCTGTATCTCAATTGCTTCCTGTTCAGCATAGCGCACCGCCGCCAAAGCCACAGGTTTGTCAAGCAAGACGCCACGGTCATTGATACGCTCGTTAACGTGATAATCGCGCAGTTCATCAGCCGACAACTCCCGCTGGGCTTTGCTGATCTCACGCATCGCCCGAACGTCTTGTTCGCAGTAGCGGATCATCTCGGCCATCAGGTCTTCATCGTCGCGGAATGTACCATCGGACTGCTGTACGGACAATAGCCGTATCAACTGAGCGCCGCGATGGTCTTTCTTCATCGACGCGCCAGCGAAACGCCCAACATCCTCAAGGCTGCCCGGCGCGCAGTTGGCGCGGGCTTGTGCCGCCGTGCAGTAGAACTGCTCCAGTTTGAACGGCACTTGCAGGACATACCAAAAGATGAGCCGCTCGAACGCAGCGTTGTGCGCTCTGATCTGGCCCGTGTGATTGCGCACGGCGTCGGGGAAAGGTTGCGATGGCAACCACGTCCGAACGTCGTCATCATCGAAGGCGTAGGACATACACAGCACGTCGGTGCCGGCGTCCATAGCGTAATTGTAAACGCCCTTGCTGCGCAAATCGCAGCGGCTGCGTGTCTCAAAGTCAATCCAGAGAATAGTCACGGATGCCTCACTTCATCCGGCTACTCGCCGGGTGGCGTTAGCGACAACCACCACCCGGCTTTCACCACCCCCGTTTAGGCTGCGACGCGACGGCGACGAACGGGTGCTGCCTGTTCCACCACGTCGTCGAACTGCTCGTCAGCTTGCGTCTCGTCAGCAGGAACAGCACTATCGGCGTCCATAGCCTTCCAGTCAACCACTTCAAACACGGGCGTGTAAATACGTCCGTATGACTTGTGCTGGTAATGCTCTTTCTTGAGACGGATCAGCGGCACGGGCTTGTCAGGGTTCTTGTCGGCCTGATCGGCAATCGCCAGCGCCAGACTTTGAACCGCACGCTTACCGCCGACCGAGGTCACGGTGTAGCGGGCCTGCATACCTTCGTCTTCACCATTGGTGCAGGCCAGCGACATACCGATCTGCATTTCCCAACCGCGCTTGGCGCCATCAGGAGCCGGGCCAGTTTCCGGCAGCGGCTCAGACACGGGCGCCATCTTTTCGCCCAGAACCGTGCCGTCACCCCAAGCGATATAGCCGTGGACGAACGAGAACGGATTGACGGCCCACAGGCTGTCGTCCTCGACTTCGGTCTGGTCAGCGCCGAACACCCAATGCCCGGCCTTGTCCATCTTGAGGATGACCATACCCGTCGGGCCAACGTCTGCTTCGATCTTACGCAGAACGGACGAGAGCGACTGAACTGACGGCAAACCAGCGCCAGCGAACTTCGAGACTTCATTAGACATTATAGTACCTTTCACTTTACTGGATTTTAGCCATAGCTTTTTTAAGCGTATGACTGATGGGGACAACACTTGGACGCGGATCATCTTCCGGGGCCAAGGTGCTGCCGCTTGACACAGCGACCACAAGATCACTGGGCAAGTCTTGTTTAGCCTTTTTCAGCAGCTTGTCAGCAACCGCAGGCGTAATAAGTTTTTCCTCGAACGGCTCGATGCCGACCTGTGACAAAAATGCCACAGCCTTGTCGGTGTCCGTCCACTGGCGCGTCGCACGCTTGTTGACCAGTTTCCAGCCGGGGATGGCTTTGCCTTCTTCAATCAGGCCGTGCGCCAGTTGTTGCAATTCCTTAATGAAGTTTTCCAGCATCGGGATTTGGTCAAGATAGTTGGCGATCTGATCGACAGGCATAATGTCGAGCGATGCCTTGGCGACGCGATCCACAGCACCCGTCATCAAAGGGCAGACGGGCTTGGCGGCGCACCAGCGGCAATGATCGCCAGCGGCCATCGGTGCATCCGGCTTGAGCGCACGATTGACAGCCGCAAATAGCTGACCCTCGAACTCCTTGATGCGTTCGGCGCTCGTCACCCAACGCTTGACGCTGGGCGGCTGAATGATGACCATCTCAATGTCGTTGCAATCCTTAAAGACCCACTGCGTCGCCTTGGTGCGCATCGCGGCTGCCGCGTAGAACATCAACTGATAATTTTCTTCAGCATCGACAGGAACGCCGTCACCAAACTTCCAGTCAATGACATAAGCCCGATCACCAATGCGACCAAGCACATCAGCAGAGCCGAACACGTCAGGCAGAAAATCGCCAAAGTCCACAACGCTTTCGACCGCATAGTCCATCCCCTCATCGCCGCAAATCTCATCAAACGCTGCCAGCGCCGGGCGCAGCTTGCGGTCGATCAGGTCTTGGGTGAGCGTCACGTCTTCGTACTTCGTGCCGAGGAAGTCCTCTGGCTGCGTCGTGGCACTCTGACTGTCGAGAACTTTAGCGATTACGTCGTGCAGCAACGTGCCTTCATCGGCGTACTTGCTGGACGGCTGGGGTGGCATCTTATCTACGAGCGCCACGCTGCCGGGGCAGTTGATGACGCGCTTGGCGGTTGAACCGCCGACAATTCGGCTATGTGCAGCCATGTCTTTACCTCACTGTAGTGTCTGGAAGCCTCACCATACACAATAAAAAATGCTGCGCAAGGGTTGAATAACAAAAAAAGTTGCAGTAGCTAAACGGCATGACTGAGAAAGAAATCGAAGCCTATTTCGTCAAGCGCGTCAAAGCCATCGGCGGTTATGCGTATAAGTTCCGCAGCGTCACCCAGCGCGGCGTGGCGGATCGCATTGCTTGTATGCCGAATGGCGAAGCGTGGTTTGTTGAGTTAAAAAAGGAAGGTGGGCGTCTGTCCGCGCTGCAAGAGATATTTGCCGAAGAGATGGCGCATACGAAACAGCACTATGCGTGTCTGTGGTCTAAGGAGGAAGTCGACCAATGGTTAAAAAATCTCAATCTATAAAGGTTAGCGTTAACTTTAAGCCGTCCAAGCCGACTGGCAGCAGCGACGACGACAACTTCCAGTTCGGCTGGGAAGGTCTGTCGGTTGAACCGTTGATCTACGAGGCCCGCGCTATCGTTGATGACGCATGGCCGAACACGCCGACGCCGGACGTTGTAGCTGGCGTGTGGGACGAAACGCCGATTATGAAGGCTGTGATTGTTGCGCTGCGGCGCGGCATTGAGATCGGCGAAGGCGATACGATTGCTACAGCTTAGGCCATACCAGCAAGAGGCGGCGACGTTCCTGTACGAGCGTGACCGCGCGATGATCTTGGCCCCCGTCGGCGCTGGCAAAACCGCCATCACGCTGACGGCTATGGCTGAGATGGTGCGTGACGGTCACGCTCGGCGCTGGATCGTGCTGGCCCCTAAGCGCGTCTGCACGGATGTGTGGCCTGTGGAAGCGCCGAAGTGGGCGCCAAGTCTGAAGGTCGCCGTGGCCGTCGGCACTCCGCGCCAGCGTCAAGCAGCGTTTGACAGCGGTGCTGAAGTTGTCGTGACCAACTACGACAACCTGCCGACCGTCGCGCATAATTGCGACCGCTTTGACGGCGTCGTGTTTGACGAACTGACGCGGCTAAAGAACCCGTCCGGCAAACGCTTTAAGGCGCTGGAAAAAGTCATTACTAAGATGAACATCCGCTGGGGCCTAACAGGATCGTTCACGTCCAACGGCCTTGAGGATGTGTTCGGTCAGTGCAAGATCATCGACCAGACGTTGCTAGGTCGCTCAAAGGGTGCGTTCTTGCAACAGTATTTCATTTGCATCAACCGCGACTTTGGGCAGTGGACGCCGGCGCCTTTGGCGTTGGAGCAAGTCATGCAGCGCATCCGTCCTGCAACTTATGTCCTTGAACCGGGCGAGTATAAGGACAAGCTACCGCCGTGTCATGTAAACGAAATCCGCGTTTCGTTTACAGATCAAAAGCCATATGCAAAGATGAAAGCCGAATATGTCGTGCGTTTCGGTGATGAGCGCGTCATTGCGCAGAACGCTGCGTCGGTCACGACCAAGCTACAGCAGATGGCGTCAGGCTTCGTCTATAACCGAGAAGGCGCGGCGGACAGCATCTGGTTTAGCCCGCACAAGTTTGATCGGCTGGAAGAGTTGCTGGCGGAGAACCAGCGGGCTACCACAATTGTGGTATACAGCTATCAAGAGGAATTGGCCGAACTGAAGCGACGCTTTCCTCACGCCCAGACGATTGACGATCCGAACGTCATTGAACGCTGGAACAAAGGCGAAGTGGAGTTGCTCCTCGTCCATCCGAAGTCAGCAGGCCACGGACTAAACCTACAGCATGGCGGCTGCCACATGGTGTTCCTATCGCTGCCGTGGTCGCTGGAACTTTACGAGCAAACTGTCGGGCGGTTACACCGCAGCGGGCAAAAGCATGACGTGTGGGTTTACGTCATGCTGACTGAAAAAACCATTGACGAACGTATTTGGGCAGCGTTGCACAGCAAGCGCACGGTGTCCGAGACGGCTATTGAGGAGTTGAAGAATGGGTAAAATAACGTGGCATGAGTTGTGCGTCTATTTGACGGACATGAGCGAAGAAGAGATTAAGGGCCATCTGGACGATGAAATCGCAATTCACAAGCGTGCGGTAATCGCCAAGCGCCTGCACCAACGCTACACGATGGTCCGCGCAGCACGCGAACGGGCGGATATTATGGCGGAGATCAAGAAATGAGCGACGCTGTAAACCCAGACCATTACAAAAAGGGCGGTATCGAAACGATTGACTATCTTGAGTCAAAGTTGCCACTTGAAGAGTTTCTGGGATACTGTCGCGGCAATATGCTGAAATATCTAAGCCGCCTCGGCCATAAGGACGAGGCGGCTCAAGAAATGGCTAAGGCCGTCTGGTACGGCCAGCGTTGGTTAGAAGCGTCCGACCGAGCCAACCGCGCTGCGAAGGCTATAAAGACCAAACGCGCCGAGTAGCGTCAGCGCAGCGGGCGGAACTTCCACGCCGAGAACCTGCGCCGCAGCTACGCCGCCAGTGATGGCAGCCGTGAGGTAGGTTTTCTTGCCTTTGAGAAATTTCATGTCATTTTCCTTTCGGGTATTGCTTCCAAGGAAGTTGCCAGTGCGGGCCGTCCCTGAAAGTTTTCCAATCGCCGCCCCATTCGATGGCGACCTTTTCAGCCGCCGCAGCAGCCTTCACGATCTTGGAAAGCCGCGCGTAAAGCGGCCAATCCC